AATGGACAGAGGAAGAGCTAAAGGCGGAGATGGCGGAGATTGAGGCACAGGCGAAAAGGAGCAAAAACGAGGTCAGAAGAAAACCCCTCTCTGCCAGACCGGCATACTTTCTTAATGATCTGACCAGATATACATTCTGCGTGGATTATGAAATTGCAGGCGGTGCATTGAGGGAATGTGACCAGGCATTCAAGGCTGACTACGAAAGCCGGATGTCAGGGGAACAAAAAGAGTACTGGGAGATGGTAAGGAAATACGGAACGTAGGGGCAATCCCTTGTGGCTGCCCTATATAGGGGAGGAAAGATTATGTTTTGGAATGGAATCCTGGTAGGATTTTTTATAGGGGCATTTTCCACGGTTTTTATCATTGGCATAATTCCTTTATTAACAGAATGTTTAAAGAGGAGGAAGGATGAAAAACGTCTTTGTAAACACCAAGAATATAAATGCTTTTGACAGTATCTGTAAGGAGCTGGAAGACCCAGAGAGCATGATAGGACCATCCCTTGCAATGGTAACCGGTCCTGCAGGCAGAGGAAAGTCAGAGGCAGCCAAACACTATGCAGCCTCATCGTCTGCCATATATCTGCCGCCGTTGAATATCCGCTCCGCATCGATGATGCTCAGGGAGATCACCTTCGAGCTGTGCAAGGTCAAACCCCGAAACTCCGAGAAGTGCCTCTCGATGATCGAAGATGAGCTCGGCAGAGAGAGACGGCTGATAATCGTTGATGAGGCTGACCTGCTCGCAATGCAGGTGCTTGAGATGCTGAGAGGCATAAATGAGAGATATTCCTGTCCTATCCTGCTGATCGGGGAAGACGACCTGAAAGGCAAGGTGTCGAGGCACCGCCGCATAGCCAGCAGGATCAGGCAGAAGATGGAATTTACCCCGGTGATTCAGCCGGATATAGCGCTATTCTTTCAAAAATCTCTTGGGCTTGATGTCTCGGCAGAAGTAATGTCTATCATCCACCGCCGGTGTCAGGGGGACTGGAGACCTGTGCTGACTGTGGCGATAAGCATTGAGAGGGCGATGAGGGCAAGCGGACTTAAGGAGATAACCGATGAACTCGCAAAAGACATCTGTGACAATACCTAAAACGGGCATGGCGAAAAAGATGAGGATGTGGATGTCCACCAGTCAAGCCCCTTTTACTGTCCCTGATGTCTGCGATGGTCTTGGAGTTACAGGCAGAGAAAGGACGCAGGTCAGGTATGCTATGGCTGATTTTATCAGGAGGGGGGAGATCAGACTACAGACCGTAGACCACAGACGACAGACAGAATCTCGGCGCAGGTACCTGTACAACCAGGACTGGCGCAGGGAGCAAAAGGGATTACTAAAACCAAGAGTAATAAAGGCAATATACGTCTCGGCATCGGCATTCTCATCAGCGGATATTCAGCGGATTTCCGGAGTATCGGACGGGCACTACGTCGACAGGATTATCCGCCAGATGAAAAAAGCTGGGCATATCCAGAGGACAGGCAAGAGGCATATCCCTTATGTAGGCGCAGTACAACTATATAATATCGTTAACAGAGATAAGTTCAGGATAGAGGTGATGTGATGCGAGCAATAGACGGAGGCGGGAAAAAGTCGCAAAATAAGTTACAGCAGCAGAGAAACGGACTGCTGGCAAAAATCCACATAGCGATAAACGACTTAGGAATTGATGACTTCACATACAGAGAGAAAATATTGGCTGAGAAGCCCTCTCGTGTAAAATCGGCAGGCAGTCTGACGCTTCAGGGGCTGGAAGCCCTTGTGAAACATTTCAAGGCTCTTGGCTGGCAGGAAAGACCGGGGAGCGGGGTTCAGGGGTCGGGGGTCGGGGGCAAAGAATCCCAGGTTGAGGCATTGCATGAGCGGATCGCAGAGATCGCAGCACAGATGGAGAACGGAGAGAAAAGAGCAAACGGGCTATGTAAAACGATATGCAGAACAGACAGGGTTGAATGGTGTAAGGACACATATAAATTAAAAAGGATGCTCGCAATCATGGAAAAGATAAGGAGTGAAGATGAAAAGGATAATGTGGCTTAAGAAGAAGACAGGGGGCGAAGAATCCCAGGTTATTGATATATCGTTGGTGCGTGCGAACATACAGAAGACAGAGGACGGACGACAGAGAATAGGAATGTCTGTCAGGGAGACGACCAGAATCCACGCATTAACCGGCGTGCCGTGGGAGGAAATTAATAGAGAGGCAGAAAGATATGAGAGAGTTTGATGTAGGGGCACCCCTGTGTGGTTGCCCTGATGCAGGAGGGGATATGAAAGACAACATAGATATAGAGGATTTCATAGACGCTTTTTTTGCGGAAAACAAAATATTCAGCAGGATTAAATGGGTATTTGTGCTCTTGGTAATCGGCATCGGGCTGGGATATGCCTGGGCTTATAAGGTGTTTGGGTAATGGATGAGGCAGTTAGAACATTACATGCTCCGGGGGATTTTTTATGCGGCAGATACCATACCAGAATGTCTGTATCTGCATGCGTAGAGAGACAGAAAAAAAGTGCATCTCATGCAGGCAAGATATATGCATCGACCAGGGGTATAGAGCCGGGCATGGGGTGTGTAAAATGTAAACAGGGGGAAAGAAATATGAAAGGGTTGGAGAATAGAAGAGTAGAAGAGAGGAAGAGTGGAAGAGTGGATGGGACAGGAAAAGAGGTTATGCCTCTTTGTAAATGCGGGCAAGAGGCAGCATTGCCACATAATGCCAGGGTACCCAAATGGTGCAGCAAATGCTGGGGGGAAAGGCAGCGTAAGCCGAGGGGGAAGTACAAAAAGAGGGCTGGGAGAGAGACTGAGGAAACAACGAACAGTTTCCTTGATAAGCTGGGTGAAAAGCATAGAGGGAAGATTAAGCCTACTGTTGAACCGGTTGTTGAAAAGGAGAGAATTATCTCTGTTGATTTATCCGGTTATCCCGGCCTGCTGGAGGCGATTGAAAAAACAGCCCACGAAGAGGTGCGCACTACAGAGGAACAGATAATCTACACTCTAAAACAATGGAAGCGGGTGTTTGTGGATAAGGAATATGGGGCTAGTAGCCAGTGACCAGTAACCAGCAAGGGGGCAAAAGGAATGATAAGAGACGAGGTTGATAAGCACAGCGCAAAGGTACTGAGTATTCTTTCCCGGCATATCGGGAGGGAGAGGGCTATAGACATGGGAGACCTGTACTCACAGGTGTTCGGGAAGGAGTGGCAGAATAAGGTGTCCGACACCCGTGACCTGAGAAAGGTGGTCACCATCCTCAGGCAGGACGGCGTTCCGATCTGTTCAATATCGTCTCCGAATGGAGGTGGATATTATTTAGCCGGAGTTGGATCGGAGCTGGAGGATTATCTTGGCAGGATTCGCCGGCGGGCATTGAAATCGCTCTGGATGGAGTCGAAGGTCAGACGGATCGGGCTGGCGGAGCTGCTGGGGCAGATGCAGATGAATCTGGGACAGAGGACAGGGGACGGAGGACAGGGGGCGGAGAGAAATGGATAGGTATCTGGAAGACAAGGCAGACATTATGCTGAAAAACATTAAGTTTACTGTGGGCAGAATTGATTCGCTGGAAAAAGAGGCAGAGGCGGAGCTCGCTGCGATCAGGAAGAAATACGAACCTGAGCTCGGATTATTGAAAGAGCAGATTGCCGTGTTTGACAAAGAGATCGTCTTCCTGATGAAGCAGAATGCGGGCAGGCTCTTTGACGGCAGGGATAAGATCAGCCTGACAAACGGCATCCTGCTGTATGCCAAGGAGATGAAGGTGAGCCTGGCAAGAGATACGCTGGCTAAAATTGAGGAGCAGGGCTGGGAAGAGGCGATCAAAATCGCAAAATCTATTGACAGGGCGGTGGTGGAGCAGTGGACGGATGAGAGGTTGTTTATGGTCGGCGGCAAAAAGAAGTTGGTGGAGAAATTTGGGTATGATATCAAACAGACGGCTTAAGCCATCTGTTGAAAAGGCGCATTCGGGATAGATATGCTAAACCCTGGTTATAAAGTTATTGCTAAAGAAGAAAAGATGGAATGTGACCCCGGACAGATTTTTATGTGCCCTCATTGTAGGCAGCCTGTCTTAGAAGCAATGGCTGAGAAGTTCAGGACAAAATGCAAAAAGTGTAAACATTGGATATATGGTGAAAAAATAGTTGACAATAATATAAAAACAGGGTAATCGTAAAAATACAATTTTGGAGGCGCCCTGAGCGCCCTAGAACAAAACAGGGTTCATGAAGCCCGCTTTCCGTTGCAAATGCAACGGGGAGCGGGCTTTTTGTTTTTGGGGAAAAGATGCAGATCAAGATTTTTGTGAGTCAAAATTGACCGAAATGCGATGCTGCCAAAAAGCTGGCGGCAGATTTGATTGCCTGTGGGCATGATGTGGAGGTGCACGATATCAGTACCATAGATGGACTGGCAGAGGCATCGTTTTACAGTGTGCATACAACGCCGGGGATTGTGATATGTGAAACGTAAAACTGAAATGTAGGGGCAATCCTTGTGATTGCCCTGACGGAGAAAGAGATGCCATCACGTAAGATTGAGGACTGTGTTCCGGAGCTACAAGAAAAATACTGGCTTTTTAAGGAGAAGATGGCTGAGGCAGGTGTCCCTTTTATGCTGACTTGCACCTATCGTTCCCAAGAAGAACAAAACAATCTCTATGCCCAGGGCCGCACCAAGCCAGGGCAGGTCGTCACGTGGACCAAGCGATCAAGACATATTGACAGGAAGGCATTTGATATCGCCATTTTAACCCCCCTCAGTCCCCCCTTAGATAAGGGGGGAAAAGAAGGGGGGCTATCTCCTACATGGGATGTCAAGGTCAATGTCAACGCAAATGATATCCCTGATTATATTGAGGCAGGGCAGATTGGCGAGAGGGTTGGTCTCACATGGGGCGGGCGATTCAGGAACAGCAAGGGGCAGCCACGCCCTGATTATCCGCATTTTGAGGTGTAGGATATGGGAGGCTACGAATATAACATCATAAACACAGAGGAGGAGAACATGGCAGAAGATAAAAAACTGTATCAGTCAAAAACCGTATGGACAGGGATTGCCGGGCTGGTTACAACAGCCGGGGCATATTTTGCCGGCGAAATGGGGTTGGTATCCGCAATTCAGACGGCGATAACGTGTCTAATCGGCATCTTCCTGAGACAGGGAATGCTGAAAGGCTAACAAACAGGAGCAATAAATGTCTATCGAACAGGTTGCGGCGTTAACCGCATTGGCGGGTTTACTGGAGAGGATTGGCAGCTGGCCGCTAGGACTTATTGTTTTCGTTGTTATTGTCGGCCCCTGGATATTTGCCATGTTCCTGGCCCGCGTCTATCAGAAACGGTTTGATGCTGTGGTGGAAATGCATAAAGATGTGGTTGAAATGTACAAAAACAACGTTAAATTGCTCGAAAAGGATCAGCGTCTGGCAGAGGATTTAAAGGACGTTGTAATCATGAATACGCAGGCAATTACCCGATTGGTGGACAGAATTAACGGTGTATATTCTGTGAGGTGAAAAATGAGTGAAGAAAGGCTGATATTGAAAGGGAAATATCTGGATCTGAAGCAGAAAAGGATTGATTTATCCCTGCAGATCAATACCCAGATTAAGTCGATTAAAAATCTTCTTGCTGCGTCCTCTGTCTCTCCGATTGCCGAGATTGACCTCGAAGGCGTTGCTGCTATGGCGACAGAGGCGCGGGATTTAAAAATGAAATACATGGAAATCTGCCACGACATAGCCAAAATCGAGAAGGATCTGGAGTAGTAGGGGTTCGATTTATCGAACCCGCAATGAGCAATGAGGGACGAGGATGGGTGGTACACATACCAAGATCAGAAAACACAGCAAGGTTGAAGACGAGCTGCCCCCTGAGATACGCAGGGAGGTCAATAGACTGCTTATAGAGGGTGAGACGTACGAGGACATCTCAGACTATCTGAAGGGCAAGGGACACGACATATCACGGTCCAGCATCGGGAGGTACGGGAAGGATTTTCTCAATGAGTATCGAAGGCTTTTAGTCATCGAAGACAAGAGCAAAATCCTGGTCTCCGAGGCAGGCGGCGACGGCATGATACTGGAAGAGGCAGTCGCCAAGAAGATGGCGGCAAAGCTCATGGAGCTGTTGCTTGATGAAGGGATAGACATAAGCAAAACACCGAGGATTATCTCCGATTTTGCGAAGCTGCAATCATCGACAGTTACAAGAGAGAGATTAAAGGGGGATTTTCAGAAGAAAGCGGAAAAAACCGCAGATGATATTGTTAGGTCAGTCAAAAAAGACGGTCTCTCGGAAGAAAAAGCCGAGCAGATCCGGAAGAAAATATTGGGGATTGTATGAACGAAGTGAACCTGAACAATGATTTTGACCAGGCAAGATCCGCTACGGGTATTTTACTGCCTTATCAGGCCCGCTGGGTTGCTGATCAGTCTGCAGTTAAATTCATTGAAAAATCACGTCGTGTGGGTATTTCATGGGCAGAGGCGGCGGATGATACCCTTTACGCCTCAGAGAAGGGTAGCGGCGAAAAGCGTAACGTCTGGTATATCGGCTACACAAAGGACATGGCACTGGAGTTCATCAACGATTGTGCCAACTGGGCTAGAGCATATAACCTGGCAGCCTCTGAAATGGAAGAATACGAGGAGATTGATGAAGAAGAAGTGGGCGGAGTTGTTCAGGAAAAGAAGATTCTGGCATATAAGATCACCCTCGAATCTGGCTGGCGGATCACGGCACTATCCAGCCGACCTACAAACCTGCGTGGTAAGCAGGGCCGTGTGGTTATTGATGAGGCAGCTTTTCATGACGACCTAGCTGGTCTCCTCAAGGCAGCAATGGCATTGCTTATGTGGGGCGGGCAGGTTCGTGTCATCAGTACGCATTTCGGAGATACCAACGAATTCAATTCCGTTATTCAGGACATCAGGGCAGGTAAAAAACCATATAGTTTACACCGTGTAGATTTTGACGATGCCCTGCGGGACGGTCTTTATAAACGGATTTGTGATGTCTTGGGCAGAGAATGGACTGAAGAGGGAGAAGCTATCTGGCGGCAAGGCATGATCGATGCCTACGGTGACGATGCCGAGGAAGAGCTTTTCTGTGTGCCGAGCCAGGGAACGGGGACATTTTTAACCCGGGCACTTATTGAGACCTGCCTTTCTGCGGAGATTCCAGTTGTCCGGTATGAGCAACCCGCATCCTTTGCCGAATTGCCTGATCATATCCGTTATGCCGAGGTCAACGATTGGTGCGAGGAAGTTTTAAAACCGTTGCTGGTGGTTATTGATCCGGAGAGAAACTCAGTAGTTGGAGAGGATTTTGGGAGGACCGGCGATCTGTCCGTTTTTATTCCGTTGATCGAACAGCAGAGCGCCAACTGGAAGGCATTATTTCATCTGGAATTAAGGAACATCCCATTTCAACAGCAGGAACAGATTTTCTACTATATTTGCGACCGCCTAAACCGTTTTCGCTACGGGGCTCTCGATGCCCGTGGAAATGGCCAGTATCTGGCGGAACGTGCAATGCAGCGCTACGGAGCTAACCGTATTGCTCAGGTAATGCTGACGGAACAATGGTACCGGGAAAATATGTACCAGTACAGAGCGGCGTTTGAAGACAAGACCATCTTGCTGGCCAAAGATGCCGACGTAATTGAGGATCACCGGGCGTTCAAGGTTATCCGGGGAGTCGCCAAACTCCCAGACATCAGGGTCAAAGGGAAAGATAACAAAAAACGCCACGGCGACTCGGGGGTAGCCGGGGCAATGGCATGGTTTGCCGTTCATGCCGATTGGGGTGGATGTCCCATGGAATACGAGAGCGTTAGAAAACGGCGTTACGCTGCCGAGCATAATGATTTCGATGCGGAAGAAAAACACCGCTCAGGCGTATTTATTCAGAGAGGGGCGTACTGATGGCGCTTTTATACGATCAGTTCGGCAGAGAGATTCAGGTAAAGAAGCAGCCTGAGACCCGCGAGATTGCAGTCACAACGATCCGCGACCACTGGTCGGGCTATCCGAGCGAAGGTCTCACGCCGCAGAGGTTGAGCTATATATTCAAAGAGGCGGACGGAGGCAATGTTTACCTGCAGGCAGAACTCTTCGAGGAGATGGAAGAGAAGGACACGCATCTATTCTCAGAGTTACAGACACGCAAAAACGCAGTGCTCGGGCTCGACTATGACATCATGCCATATTCTGAGTCTGCCGAAGACAGGAAGATTCGTGACTTTGTCTCTGATTGTATATCCAACCTTTCGGGATTCGAGGATGCTTTGCTGGACATGCTTGACGCCATAGGCAAGGGATACTCCATGCTGGAAATAATGTGGGGCATTGACGGAGCTTCAGCTGTCATCAACGACCTCCAATGGATTCACGCCAAGAAGGCCGTCTTCTACACCCCCCTTTCTTCCCCCCTGACAGGGGGGACAAAGGGGGGGATGTGGGCAAAAAGCTATGAAATGCCCAGGATCATCACCGAAGCAGAGCCTGTAAACGGTGAGCAGATGCCGCCCTGGAAGCTTGTATATCACCGATACAAGGCACGGTCGGGGTACGATACACGGGCGGGGATACTGAGGGTCTGCGCATGGATGTACCTGTTTAAGAATTTTGACATAAAAGACTGGGTTGCCTTTGCCGAGGTCTTCGGGATGCCGCTCCGAATTGGGAAATACGACACCGGCGCATCGAGGGAAGATAAGGACGCCCTGTTTGCAGCCATCCGCTCGCTAGGGTCGGACGCCGCTGGAATCATCTCGAAGAACACCGAGATTGAGTTTATTCATGCTGCCAAAAATACAGGCTCCGACAATGTCTATGCGGCTCTGGCTGATTTCTGCAACAAGGAGATGTCTAAGGCTATTTTAGGCCAGACGGCGACTACCGAAGGGACACCTGGAAAGCTCGGTAATGAAGTCGCCCAGGACAAAGTGCGGCATGATCTGATTAAAGCTGATTCAGAAGCTCTGGCAAAGACCATCCGCTTCCAGATCATTCGCCCTCTGGTGGTATATAATTTCGGACGGGATAAACCTTTGCCCTGGTTTAAGTTTTTATATGAGCCTCCGGAAGACCTGAAGATGCTCTCGGATGTATATAAAAACCTATATGAGATTAACTATCCTCTGACGGTAGCGCACGTGTCAGAGAAGTTTAAAGTCCCTATGCCGGAGAAAGGAGAGGACCTCCTTGACATGGCTAGTAGCAAAGGCAGCCTGATATACGAATATTACATGAAATATGGTGCGGTAACGATAAATGAGGTGCGGGCATATATCGGCCTGCCGCCGGTACCTGGAGGGGATAAACTGGTCACGCCTCAAGAGCAGATCGCAGGGGCTGAATCGCCTCTTTCGATGAAGATATTAAAAGAGCAATCCATAGGTTCACGATTTACACCCGGGCAGCAGGCCATTGAAAGCCTGGCAGATGCAGCAATGGAAGAAGCTCTCAACAGCAAATATAACAGCAAGCTTAAGCTTGCTGTTGAGGGGGGTGCTGTTATAGAGGGCATCACCGAGCCGGTGAAAAAGATGATCGAGGAGTCAAAAGATTTTGACGAGCTGGGAGAGAAGATTCTGTCGGCATATAGCGACATGGATGCAGACGATCTGGAGGATATGTTGCAAAGAGCGATATTCGTGGCGGATATGTGGGGAAGGTACACAGGCAATGAGCAATGGGTGATGAGTGATGAGTGATGAATAACGAGATGTAGGGGTTTGATTTATCAAACCCGCAATGAGGGATGAGCAACGAGTATGCAAATCAGGATGCAAGTTGGTGGAGAGGAGCAGGTACTCTACCTCCTCAGAGACATGTCAAAAAAGATGCCGAATCTTAAACAGCCTCTCATGGATTTCGGGGAGAGGGTGAGGAGACGCATCTCTCAGAGGCTTTCAGGTGCAGTCTTAAAGGAGAGGACAGCCAGGCTCAAAGGGAGTCTGGATGTAACCCCGGACAATAAATCCGTTGTAATCAGCGCAGGGGGGAGAAGCCTAAGAGGAGATGCGGTGCGGTACGCAGGCATCCATGACAAAGGAGGCACAATACGCCCCAAGACTAAGAAGTTTCTGACCATTCCATTCCCTGGCGGACCGGCAGATACCAGAACACCAAAGCGGGCAGCCGATTTCAAGAATACGTTCATAGCAAAAGGGATTATCTTCCAGAAGATCGGCAAGAAAGAGATACGTCCACTGTTCATCCTGAAAAAACAGGTGAAAATACCGGCGAGACCGTATCTGTTTTTTGAAGACAGTGACATCAATTATCTCAGAAAGAGTATACAGGATTATATAATGGGGAGATGGTAATGCCCGATTTGAAACCGATGCCATATAAAGAGGCAGTTGATTTTTTCAAGAAGAGAATAGTGATGTCTCCGTCTGCGTTTGAAAAGATGGCAGAAGGGGCGAACAATGCTGCAAAGGCAAGGGCTTTTACCGTTGCCGGGGTGGCACGGATGGATGTGCTTTCCGACATTCACGGAGCAATGGAGAAGGCGATTGCAGACGGAGAGACCTTCGGGGATTTCAGGAACCGGATCGATGAGATAATGGAGAACCGTGGTTGGAAGGGGCTTGCCCCGCATCGCCTGGAAAATATTTTCCGTACAAATATCCAGACATCGTACATGGCAGGGCGTCATGCACAGATGAAGCAGGTGGCAAAGAGGCGACTGTACTGGCAATACAATGCCGTTAATGACGGACGGACACGGCCGACTCATGCTGCGATGAACGGCAAGGTGTATCCGCATGATCATCCGTTCTGGAACACGTGGTATCCGCCGAACGGATATCGATGCCGGTGTTCGGTGACGTCCATTTCTAAGGCAGAGCTTGAGGAAGAGGGGCTGACGGTTGAAAAGGAAATCCCAAAAGACCCTGTAACAGGGGAAGCATATCGGCCTGATAAGGGGTGGAATTTTAATCCGGCAGAGGATGTATGGAAAGGGATGGCGGAGCAGGTTGCCAAAGATATCCCCAAAGCTGCAACCCCACTGATTCCGTTTTCCGGGGAGAGGCTAAAAAAGTATGGGCTTCAAAGCATTAAAGAGATGGATGCGTCTCGGTTCCCAAAGGCAAAAGAATTACCCGGCTATGAGGATTTGCTAAGGCAGAAAATAGATCCGATTCCTTTCTATAAAAAGGAACTGAAAAAATCACTTGGCATGGAAGGCGAGTCGGCTGTTCTTCCTGCGGCAGACGGCTCATATAGCGTATTTAACGGATTATTGTTCGGGCATCTGGATTGGAAGAACAGGGGCAGATATGTACCGATGATACGAGAGACATACGAGACCCCTGATGAGATATGGCTCAATGTTATGAAGGTCGAAGGGAAAAGCAATCTGCGAAAAAATCACATTAAGTTTTATCGTAGTGATGAAAACCCTTTTGGCATGGTGGTAATACTGGATTTTGAGAAGGGAATATGGAGGACATTAACGGTAATTCCACGAGAAAGGATCAAGAGAATTGATTCTATCCGTGCGGGGGAATGCATCTATTCCAAAAATAAATAACCCAGTCCAGCACCTCTGGCGCTGCTGGGGAACTCGGTGGGGATAAGTCCAGGGCCAACCCACCCAGCTAGGAAAACTATAGCAATTTCAGGAGAGGGTGTCAAGAGAAAATGAAAATCATCGGAATTTTTAAAGAGATGGACGGTGCGCCGGCTGAATTTCAACTGCTGCCATACGGACAAATCGAAATTGAAGGAGAGGATACTGGCATTCTGGATGATGAGGGGATGAGGTCTGTCATTGACGAGTTCCAAAGGCGTGGAAACGATATGGTGATTGATTACGAGCATCAGACACTCAAGGACGTTGAAGCCCCCGCCGCCGGATGGATAAAGAAGCTGGTGGATAAGGGTAAAGACGGCTTATGGGCAGTGGTGGAATGGACGGAGCGCGCTAAAAAATATTTACAG